CAGCCAAATTGGCAACTGCCCCGGACTGCTGTAAAGAATAACCAAACTCACCAACTGAAATGGCAGACGCATTAGCGGCACCGGCAATAAGATCTGCAATCCTTGGCATGTCTTTGCCATTTAAATTAAAGTTATTCATTGCTGCTGATGCAATTTCTGCTGCTTGAGGTAGTGCTATTTCACCTGCTGCTGCTAAAGAGACGGTGGCGTCAGCAGCACCATTCAAAGTGTCTTCAACACTAATTCCAGCTTTAACGAGTTCTTCCATAGCTGATGCTGCTTCTGTAGCGTTAAAGCTAGTTTCAGACCCAATTCTCAATGCAGCTTCTGAAATTAAATCCATTTCTTTAGCTGTTGCTCCGGAAACAGCTTCAATTGCAGAAAGACCAACTTCAAAATCAGCTGCTGCATTAATCGCAACACCTAATCCAGCACTTGTTGTAGCGCCTATTTTTAAAAGATTCTCACCAAGTTTTTTTATAGATTCTACTTTATTATCAATTACTTTAAAGAATCCACTAGCAGCAGCACCAGCAACGTTAAAACCTTTTGATGCACCCGATCCATCAACTACAATTTTTCCTACAGCGGACCCTAGGTCATAACTCATTGTCCTTTATCCTTTGGCCGGGTCTCGAAATTTCATTTCAGAATTCCCGACCCCAGGAATCCATTTGTTAAAAATACGCAATCTTTTTGCATTAATTTCTTTGTCGTTCTTACCGGTTACTTCTTCCAGAGCATTTTCTAACGATACGCCAAAATAATGAACAGCTCGATCAAACCTAAAAGCATCAATCGGATCCGTTATCCGAATTATCTGACTCGGCAACTGGTGAAACTTCACTGCCATCTGAAATAGATTCCACATTTCCCCGGAGTTTGTCACGAAAGCTTTTCAGATCAGCGGAATCACCACTAATGAACGAGAAAACGAAAAACTTATCATCCAATTCTAGTTCATCAGTGTAGAGATAATTAGGATCTCTTTTATCAAGAGGAATTAAAGTAACAACAGTTTTTCCATTAGGACGTTTTTCAGTTGTCTTTTCTTTTGCATATTTAACTTTTGGATCAACAAAAACATGTGAAACGATTTGATCAACAGAGTCAATCATTTCGCTCCACAATTCTGGATTTTCTGCAATATCTCTTGCTTTATCATCATCCAAATGCTGAATTTTAGCTCGCTTTCCAGCACCTTTTTCTACTGCACCTTGAGCAATTTGAAGCAAGCTATCTGGCATTACCCCACCTGAAATGAGCATTTCTAAACCAGGACGAGTAACTTTGGCGACATTTCCAGACGGCAACTCAATAGTAAAAACTTTTCCTACAGTGCTCTTCTTACGCCATTCATTGACAGAGGTAGGCGTAATGATTTCTTGATTCTCATTCATGATTGGCATCCTTTTTCTTTGTGCTCCTGTTATGAATTAATATTCAATTATATGATCAAACTTTTAAATCACGAATCAGGAGTGGCATCAATGGCACTAGACGTTGCGTTCTGAATAAATTCATACAAGTCATTATCATCGCCTAGCGGCATACCAACGCCGCTGGCAGTACTAATCCAGAACTCACCATCAGCCAATTCACCTTCAAGAGCGTCATTAGCCTTGCAATTATAAATTACAACGTGGAAATCTCCACCAGACTCAGACATTGCTTGACCTTCGACCCTGAAATTAGGTCGAGAATCTGTGCTTCGTTTATGATACGTCTTTACCTCAGTAATTCCTGTTCCTGTGATAACAAGAGATCCACCGTTAATACAAACATATGCCTCTAGTGAAATACCACCAGATTCAAGCTCCCATTCAATATTTGCGCCACGTCCCCGGGTAGCGACAAGACTATCGTCACCCCTTAGCTCTGAATATTCCTCTGCTTCTGAAAAGCTAAAAGTTTGCATATATGGAAGATCTACAACCGTACCCAAACCGCCAGTGGCAGCATTCAAAGGCCATAGCTTGACGTCTCGCACACCATATGGAAGAGCAGTAGTCATTTTTTTTAACCTTTTCTAATAGGATCTTTAAAAACATATGTTTTTAAAAGTTTTCCATTTGTTAAATCAAAACGATGAATTACTATTATTCCGGGTCCAGAACCGCATCGTTTTGATCTGCACTTGAATTCAATTACTTTTCTTTCAACATCAAGGACCCCGAATAAAATGCAATTGTCACACCTTAATTCAATAGTTTCTTTCTCTGATTTACTTATCAACTATTTGTATCTCTCGCAATTGCTGCATTCGCCCAATACATTGATTCCTCAAGATGCGTTATGCAAAGACTTTTTTCTCTGCCATCCGGAATGATTTGATTTAGATAAAGAGCAATTTCTTTAAGCGTATTTCTTACAATTTTGTGTGCTTGTTCCTTAAATTCAGAATCAGCTGGGTGAAAAGAAAATCTATTTTCAATATCTTTGTTATCCATTAGTGCTCCCTCTTGTTCATTTAATTAAATCCTGAAAGAATTTTCGGAAACAATTTCTTCTTCATCGTTTTGAATATTTACCTCATCATCATCATCATAATCATTATCAATTTCGATAACATCAAAATCTTTCAATGCTCCAACTGCATTTACAATTGCTGGATGAATGGAATCATCACAATACATTTGCCATAGATTTTCGCTGCCCCAAATCAATTCTTTTCTAGCTAATGGAGCGCCACCAACCAAGTGATTCTGATCTTCTATCGTCAATTTTCTAATAACGCCTGGAATTTGAATCTTATAAACAATAATAGAATACTTATTGCTCACTTTATCTCCCTATAATTTGCCATTGTGTGTATCTTACATTTGTTCTTCTATCCAAATCTAAAAGCTCACCACTGTCATTATTCCACCTAGTGCAAGCGATAATTCCGGAACCTTTTTCCGCCTTTGAATCTTTTATTTCTTGAATAACATATTTTGTTCTTTCAATAATTATATCAATAACTGCATACGATCCTTCTTCACCATGAACCCATATTTGAACACCTTGAACGCCATTATTTGATTGTGGGATTCCATTGTTAGTTCCGGTCCATTTGATTACTGCGAACGGCTTTTTTGGATTTGATGGAACATTGTTGATTGAAAACCATCTTGTAACCGGGATATATGCCAATAATACACCATCGGAAACCAACTCGCTGAATAGGATCGTTTTCATTTTTACATCCGATCCATAAGCCTAGAATATCTTTTCATTACCACTGGGCTCATTTCATCAATCGTTGGTTGAATAATTGCATATCTCCCTTCAAATCTAGTTTCTAACCAAACTTGATAATCAACTTGACCATATAAAGTTATTCCAATGTCATTACCCTCTCGGTATGCGACCGCTGCCAAACCATTTCTTGCATTTCCTGTTCTGTCTACCCAAGGTGCGTTTATTTTCATATAATTTTCTACTTCTGGCGCCATACTTTGTGCAGTAACCCACGCCGCTCTTTTTACTCTTTCAGGACCATCATCAATCCTTTGTCTCATGTTTCTTCCATCGAGCACGAATTTAATTGCTCCGGAAGAAAAATCAATTAGATCATTTGATCTACTCAACTTTAATCACATCGCTTTTTTTCTGATATCCGTATGGCCTAAAATGAACTACTGCCAATTCAAATAAAGATTCAAAATAAATAAAACGATCAAATTGAACCATTACTGAATCTGGCATACCAAGTAAAACAAATTCAACATTAAATATTCTTCCGTCTGATGCTACTGCTTGATCCACCTTGTCATTTCTTGTAGATCTAGGAATCAATCTAAATTTTTGAACAGTCCTTGATCCAGTTGTTGGATTCCAAATTCTTTTACTGCCACCACGACCATCAGATTCGGTACTCATTCCTACCAATACTAATTCTACTGAATCAGCATTAATAAAACTTCTGGTTTGCTCTGTTTGATACTCTAATTCTTCTGGACTCATCATTTCTTCTTTACCCCCTAACGATTTTTCCGGTAGTTCCACCTGTAGTGGTTCCAGACAGACCTACACCTCTTCCCCTCCAATAGACTGCTTGAGCGTTAGCTCTGATTGCTGCTTGACTCATGGATCTTCTAGAACCAGATTCTTCAACATCGACTAAAGTTGATTTTTTAGCAGAAATTGACTCCCAAACTAAAGCTGCCGAACTTTCAAATGAATCACTCTCAAGAATGATAGCTTCAAGTTCATCGTCTGATAAACCGTGATCACTAGGTAAAACCAATTTTAGTTTTTCAAGAGCCGTAAGAACCATAATAATCAGTATCCTTAAATAAAAAAATGAACCGGCATCATGCTAATAAACATGTGCCGGTCCATTTAGTTTTCCTATTCTTTTAATTTCCATCATCTTTTCTAAGTTTTGCAGCCAAGTCAGCCTCACTTGACTTTGCTGGATACGGAAGACCACGTTCTCTCATTTCAGCCTTTAGGTCCGCAATCCCCCATTGTTCATACGCCGGGTCATCGTCATCCTCGTCAACATCTTCCGGTTCATCAGAAAGAATGGATTTTGGAATATCTGGCAATTCACTAGGTTCAGGACCTTTTACCGGTCGATTTTCTTTTTTAGCAAAAAATCTATCAATTTCTGTTGAAACATCAAAAGATTTATCTAGAACATTACATCTTTTTGCTACTGCAATAAGCCATGGCCTTTGCTGAACGTAAAAAAGATCTTCAATATTGAGTGGTTCAGTAAAATTAATTTTCCTAGACATTAAACCATCTTTCTAAAAAAAAGGATATGGGGCTCTACTGGGGTCGAATTAGAACCCCATATCCGTCCAACAGAAACCGATATTTAATTAACTAAACGAAGGTGCAGTATACGTTGCCGACGCAGAAACTCGCATAACAACGGCTCCACCTCGATGCCTAATACCGGTTCCAAACCCACGGGCATAGTAGCTATCAATCAAGGGGTAGGAATCATCTCGACCCTTAATCAATTTCAATCCACGCAAAGACGGATTACTGTGTTCCCTGAAACCAACAGGATTATTCAGATTTGCCAGTCCACCGGTTCCAATCAAAGACATGTAAGAAGCGGGGAACAAGTCATCTTCAATGATAATCATCGGGCCATACTTACCAATAACCGTAAGGCCACCTAGATTATTTCCAGGCTGAATCGCACCGAACAAAACAGAACCAGTGTCAAGGAATTGCCCCGGTTGTCCAGCCGCTGGAATAAAATCGTACTGATCTCCACTAGCAACCCTGAAAGTGCGAATTACCTTGGCTTCCGCAGTATTCACGACAAGAACGTGTTGTACGCCATTTTCCATAGAATAACCATGATGACGAACATGCTCATACATATCATCTAGATCTTCTGAAACTACAGTAGCAGCCCCGGAAGTAAGATAATGCGTATGGGTTCCATCAAAAGTATTACTCTTGTATTGTGGCGGAACAGTACCGTCGGCATTATACAGAGCATAAATATTTACAGCCTGCCCCATAATATCAGCCGTACGGTTCGTGGAATTATAAAGAGCGCTCATAACCTCCCGGAAGACCAGCCGGTTATCGGCCTCCATGGCCATGGCCGCTGTAGCTTCAATTTGCGAAGCTGGTGCATCCGCCAGGAATTTCCACGTAAAACGGTTCGCTAGATCGTAGAATTTAAATCCATACCCTAGAGTAAAGTAAGAAGCGGCCGGCCGATATCCACGTGGCTCACCGTACTCGGATGCTTCCTCAAACTCCACACTAGAAATCTGCGGAACACGCTCAATTGGATCATTTACAGGAAACGTAAGCAGATCAATAATTGGTTGA